CATCTTCTGCCACAGTGAACGTAGTACCCACAACATCCGTATTCAGAATAGTAGCCATCTGAGCATTGGTCTTGGAAGTACCTGCAGTAGCATCGCCACCAACAGCAACAGCACCTACTTGCAGCTTCCAACGAGAAGTATTAGCCACACCGTTAGCACAGTAGACGTAATCACCGGCAACATATGCACGCTTGGTAGTAACACCCCCAGTAGCTTCCTGATCCTTAGGACTACCAATCAGACGGGGAATGTCCAACCAGTATTGAGTGGTGGCAATAGCGACACCAGCAGCATCAATACCTTGATCATTGATATTGCGGTCATCCAGCAAGGGCAGGTAGTGATACAGCTTGATCTTCTTACCCATGTTCTTGGGCATGGAAGTAACTTCAGCCAATTGGGAGAAGTACTGTTCCTTGCGGATTTCGATTAGCGCCTTCTTCTTGAAGAAGTCATTAACCACCTGAGTACCAATGGTGGAAGGAGTCCCGCCAAGCGGGTCATTAAATTCACGAGCCATGATTGTATCCTCTTAAACAAATTTGGGAGATAGTTTGGCAAACTCTTCGTCAGACAAACTTAACGGATTAAAGTCCGATTTCAAACTGGAAGATGGTGCACTCTTAGGTGGAGCAGCAGCCAACTTCTTATCACGGAGCTTTGGATCATCTTCCTTCCTCGGTTTCGGAGGGACAACCTTTGCATTGGGGGTCTGGGTGCCTTGGCGTCCCAAATGGTCAAACCCACCTCGTGCTTGGATTGCATCACCAATTTGCCGGTAAGCATCAATGTCACTCAAGCCATTCAACTTCCCAAGTACTCGATTACGCTCTAGTTCCTTCTCAATGATCGGATAAACTCCACTAGCTACGTGGTCATTTATAATCCGCAAGAGTTGAGGATTCTCAGCAACAATCTTCCTACTTGGTTCATCCCACTGTGTACCAACAACGTCAATGGTCTTGGAATACGATGGTGTTTCGCTGAGTTCAGCAATAACATCATCCAGTGCCATTTCCTTTTCGTTTACAGTACGTACATTGGGTTTGTAACCTTCAGCAGTATCAACATCCATTTCCATGGGGTCAATACCACTGTCTTTCACCAACTTCATAATTGCCTTAGGATTCTTCTCCTTTAGGTCAATCAAGAAATTAAGCTCATTCTCATCCAACAAACCATGAGTGTCAAGCAGCTTCAATACCTTAAGATTAGGTTTAAGTGCTGCCATCTTCTTATTGTAGTTAGCACCCATCTGCATAAGTGTAAGGGCTTCATCTACAGAAGTTACTTGGATATCCTTACCATTGGCTTTAAATGGAGCCAACAGACGTTGATACTCAGCCTTATAGTCTGGGTCTGTAGTCTCAACTTCAGGAGTCTCTGTAGTGGTTTCTTGTTCTGGAGTCTCAGGTTGTTCTCCTGTGACTTCTTCTGGAGTCTCTGTAGAAGCAGCGGCTTCAGGAGGATAACTGTGTTGTGAGATATCCTCATCAGACATACTCAAGAAGTCTTGAGTTTCAACAACCTCAGGAGTCTCAATAGACTCAGTGCTTTCAATGGTTTCAGTAGTCATTATTGTTCTTCTCCATTAGGGTTTTGACGAATCCAATCCAGTGTTTCATTGTCTGCTTCGATAGTACGGGCTGCTTGTCGTCCCAGGAATTCAATCGTAGTCAGAAAAGAATTTAAACCACCCAAGGCATCAATCTGCTTCTCAATGGAAGCTTGATTCATAGGAGTCTGCATAGCAGGTTCTGCTTTCAGATACACAAGACGCAATGCTTCTTCAATCAAATACCCTTGAGTAATCACAGCATGGAAGTCTCTATTCTTACGTAGGCGTTCCAGTGACTGTGCTAAATCCACCTTAACCTGTGCAGCTTTAATACTATGCTGCAATTGTTCTACTTGGTACTCACTCATTTGGCTTATGCCTCTCAGTTGGAGTTATTTACAAGGGGAGTATATCCTCCCCTCTCCCATTATGGAATAGTTAGCTACGTCCAGCTTGCAGCTTCATATACTCCTTGGCAATATCATAACCACGATCTTCTAATTGAAAGTTTCTCTCCATCTCCTTCAGTTTCATCTGGCTACGTGCCTGTTCACCATGCAACTCCTTAGCACGTTCCTGTTTAACACCAGACTCTTGTTCCACAAAGTCCAAGTTCTTGATATCAGTATCTGCCTTGATATTACCAGCCTTGACTTGTTCAGTACCTGCCTTAGCCTGTTTCAACTGAGCATCTGCCATCTCATTAGCCAACTGTGCTTGCAGCAATTGAATCTCCAACTGTGCTTTCTGTTGAGCCAACGGATCAGGTTGAGGTTGATACTTCTCCAACTTCTTAGCCAAGTCAGGCATCTTACGTAGTCGAGCAATATCAGACAGGATCATAGTAAACATACCAGTATCCATACTGTTACCGACTGTCTGCAACATGAAAGCCAATTCCTGTGCCTTGTTGTTATCTTCCTCTGCAGTAGAGATAGACAACTTCAAGTCAAAGTTACCGGGAAGATCATCTCTCCGAATAGCCACAAACTGTTCATTGGATACCCGAATGATTTCCTCATCGGAAAGGAACTCAGCATTCATGGCAATGATCTTACGACCGATCTCAATGATGCCCTGACTCAACCTACGCAGGATACACAACTCACGCTTAGAAGCTGCATCCAGTGCTCCTCTGACCCCTGCAGCTACATCCCCCAATGACTGACCACTGACACCTTGACTGAAACTTTTCACACCAGTCATGGACTCAGCATCCTGACTCATCAAGCCAAGCATAAACTGAGCAGATGCAGGTATCTCAGGGAAGACATGCATGTGTACACCCTGTCGAGGGTCTACCTGAGGATTGAACTCGTAGTCCTGTCCAGAGTCATACTTACGCCTATTGGTTACATCCAACATATCCTTACGGATACCTGTCTGACCATTAGCTGACTTACCTAGAATATCAATCATACCCCGTGTAACAGCACCAATGATCTTCTGATTATCTTCCAGCAGTGAACCATCAGGTTCACCATAAACACTGTTCTTAACAGGCAGATAGGGTACCACTACAAAGGGAAGCTTCTTGTCTGGGAATGGGTTCTCCTCCATACGAATGATTTCATCACCAACCCAACAGCATACAAAAGGTTGTGTCTTACCCTCATCATTGATATCCCAATAACCCCAATACTCATACACGACAAACTTCTTACGTGCATTGTCATTGTAGGTGAAGTTCTTACTACCTTCAGGAGTAGCATGATCAGGTTCAGCAAGGACACTGACATTCTTGATATTGATCTTCTCTAGGTTATGGTACTTACCTGCCTTACGTAGTTCAGACAAACAAGACTCATACCTATAAATCACAAAGTTAGCCTTGGAGATATCCCCCTTACAGGTAGGATCAATAATCACATTCCTATAATCACACACTTCAACTGTAGGTTGATTCTTCACTACTCGTACAGCTTTCTCCATTGTCGTACCCAATACTACAGGCTCAATGGGCTGTCCTAACTCCATAGACATATCATGTGCCATCTTCAATTCATCAGGCACATCTGTAGCGTATTGGCTTGGAGAATCCATCTTCAACTGTTCAAGTTGTTGGTGTATCTCCATGTATTCTGGATTCATCCTGAACTCTACTTGAGGAACCTCTTTCTCATACTCTTCTTCCTCAAACTCCCAACCAACACGAGCAACAATGGTTCCTTCATCAACACCAGCACGTACATAGTTATCAATGAACGTAACCTTGTTCATCTTGGTATTAAACTGGTTATTCAACACAATCTGATTCTGTTTAGCAGCATCTCTATCCTCCCAAGTAACAGGAGTGACGTTGAACAAATCCTCTGTACTGAGGAAGGGTTCAGTCAATGCAGGGTATCTCCACTCAGCTTGCTTACGAATAAGCTTAGGAACAATCTTGGAAGAGTTCTTGGCTGTCTTAACTACAGCCTTACCCCTCACATGCATGTTATCAAGCCATTCATCAATCTTACTGCACTGAGCCTCATGCACCATGTTTGCTTCTTGGTAATCAAGCTTCAAGTCAGCCAGCTTAGGAGGAGTCTTCCAATCTACCTTCCACTTATCGTCTGGAGTAACTTCATCCAAGTCCATATCATCTTCATCTTTCATAGCAGTACCCATTCAATCAGTGGAAGTTACACCCAACCATTACGTTCAATACGATTTGGCTGGCTTACTTGGTCGATACGTATGTTATCACGCTCCAAGGAAGCACAGGCA